TTGCATTGATTAGTTTCTTAGTTGCCTCATTCCTTCCTTTCTGGTCCGCGATGATATCGCCATCAGGAGAGGAACCAGGAACCTCGAAGCCAGCAAAGCCGCTCAATTGTATTCCTTCCCACTCTTACCAACAATGGCTAAACCCTTAGAAGTTTGTTTCAACACAACGTTACCATTCACAGCATTCGCCATGATGTCATCATACGCAGCCTTACCCGCTGGTCCTGCCAGACGAAGTTTGTTCTCCACAAAGTTGTTCGCTGCCGTCTGTGCTTCACTTCCTCCCTGTGCACTGCGTTGCACAACAGGTCCAGGACTTGGTGCAGTTGATGCAGGAGCAGAAGCAGCGGCAGGAGCAGCCGGTGCAGGAGCAGCTTGTGCACCCGGAATAACAGACGGTGGCATAGGCGATGATGGAGGACTGTTAGCAGTAGGTGACGCGATAGGAGCATTCGGGTTGTTCGGTAATGCTGTCAATGCCGTCCTTGGTCCTGCTGCTGGTGTAGGTTGTGGTGCTCCTGCTGTGCGATAGCGGTTGACGTTAGCAACGTAGTTCGGATCTCCTCCACCATTATAGTTCCTCAACGCTGCATTCACCGTAGCAGGATTAGTGAAGTCGATACGCGGACCACTACGCGCTTTGAGATAGTCAGCCGCGAAGTTGATGTTCACGCGTGGATCACGGAGTGTTGCTGGATCGATACCAGCCATGCCGAAGCCAGGGTTTGCTGCTGTAGATGGTTTGATTTGGTGTAGACCAATCTCACCTGCACCACCAACAATGTTAGGATCGAAGTTACTCTCCTGCTTGCCTTGTGCAATTAGCACATCTACAGGAATACCAGTGCGTGCGGACGCTTCCAGATAGTATGGCATGTATTCTGCTGGTGGTGCGACAGAAGCAGATGGTCCAGCAGCAGCAGGATTTGGTTGCAGGTTTGTTCCTGGTCCTGCACCAGGACGTGGTACAGGAACAGGTATATCAATGTTGAAGTCTCTTCGCATACGGTCAGCGAAGTCTGGCACAGTCTCTCCAGGCAACATCCTTATTCCACTTAGTGATCCACCACCGAGACTGGTTTGCGGTGCAGACTGGAATGTAGGTTGTCCTTTGGTTCCTGCATTCGCGGCTTCAAGCTGTCCCCTGAGTATCGTGTTAACAGTAGACAACGGCGTCGTCAGGCCAGTGATACCACCACCCGACAACCGCGTGAGGGTAGGAAGATCAACCGGTGCTCCTGCTTCTACGCCCTTGAATGCTGCACCAGTTACCTCACCAAGTGTTTTAGCATCACGAGCATTAGTCAAGCCTGTCCTGATGCTATCGTATGCACCACTACCATATCCAGGTAGTGCATCTTCACCACCCTGACCATAAAGTACATCCAGTCCACCAGGATGTTGCACACCTTGCTGTGCTGCTGTGATGTAGTGCTCTTTCAACTGTTGTGCCAACTGCTGCTTTGCAAATTCATGCTGTTGGCTCAAGGCGTAGTTATAATTCCCTTGACTTGTTTGGTTTTGCACCTGATATAAGTCAAGCAGGTTCGATGCATTTGCAGGATTGTTATCACCAACGATCTTAGCAAGCACACTCTCTATAGGGAATGGATCAAGTCCGGACGGTGCGGTTACACCGTATGCAGTCGATGACGTTGCCATCGTTTATCTCCACTGAGCGGTGTCTGAACCTACACCAAAGCTATTTCCTTGATTATTTGCAAAGTATGTCGAATCATTCGCAGGGTTGTTATATTGTTGTAGCTGCTGAGCAAACGCATCGCCCTTAGCAGCATCGTATGTCCCTCCCCCACCACCGAACAGCTTACCTAATGTAGTCGATAGGTTACTGGTGAAGTCCTTATTCTGCAAAGCAGAACCAATCTCTTTAGCTGCCGTAGCATCTGCATTGCTTGGTGAGTACACACTACCCATCAGGTTCTTGTAAGCAGCCTGCCCCTGACCACTTGCGGCGTTCACTGCACCAGCACCATACGCTGGTCCAATACCACCCTGCTGCGATCGTGCAGCAACCAGGTTCGCTAGCGTATCCCTGTTACTCGATGGATTGATCCCAGGATACTGGAACTGTGGTGTAGCAATCGTGCTTGCATTAGTAGCACTCTGCTCCAATCCTTGTCTCCTGCTCTGGTTGATCTGGTCTACACCGGTTAGACCTTGTATCTGCGATGCCATCAAGCTATCACGCAACGAGTCGTATTGCTGCTTACCCAAACTAGCCAGCACAGGACCAGCAGCAGTGCCACTACGCTGGAATGACCGTAGCGTGTCAGATACAAGTGGCCTGAACGTGGCATCACTTGCTGCTGTAGCACGTGCTTGCAATAGTCCACTTAGGGTGTCAGCACCCATTGGCCTGAACGAACCAAGGTCGCGTATGGCACGATCAGCCATCGGCTCCGCTAGTGCTGCGCGTCGTGCGATTGCTTCATTCGCAGCCTGTGACTGCCGCAGGTCAGTCGTGTTGCGCGAGATCGCAGCCAGATCAGCAGCATCCTGCACTGCCTTGGGTTGTGCACCGAGTGAACTGACCCATTGGTTAGTGGCTGGGTCGTATCGCAGCGATGTCCCGTATTGATCGGTGCTGCCTGCAACGCTACGCTGGTTGATGAGTGTGGACAACATGCGCTGGTAGGCGTCGTTGTTACGCGCATCCTGCAACTGTGCAGCAGCGATCTCATTCTGTCGCTGCCCTACTACGTTGCCTTTGTTCCTCATCGTGTTAGCCACAGCGGCACCAGTACTAATCGTAGTACCGATCATGGCAGCAATGGCAGCGGCAGTTGCAGCCATCTTACAATTCCTTTACAAACTGTAGTTCAGCGACCTTGTAACCATGCTTGGTGAAGATCGGTTCTACATCGTACACTGACCTGTAGCCATGTGAGATGTACTTCACATGGTGCATCTTCAGTAGCGGTTCCGCAGCCTTGAGCAACTGGGATGCAATACCCTTACCACGTTCACTCAGCTTCACTGCAAGTGTGCCGCATGTGGCAAACACCACCGTCTTGTGGTGTGGGTGTGGCCCAACATAGTAAGTCACAAATCCCTTGATGGTGCCATCGTATGGATCACGTGCGGTGATCAGGATGAAACCATCCGTAGCTTCCAGTTCGGTGAACAGTTCCCATGCCATATCTACAGGTGGCACGCCTTCACTTGCTACGGTCTTCTCGTAGTACTCTACGATGATCGCATTCAACTGATTGATGCATGCACGCAACCGTTCCACCTGAATGAGCATCAGAATGCTCCTGTCGAGCCTAGACCACGCTTCTTGTTCGGGTCTTGGTCAGCCGCAGCAGCACCACCCAGTGCTGGTGTGCCTAGCGGATTAGCTGCGTTCGGGTTCGTCGCACCTTGCACTGCACCACCCGCATTGATCAGGTCACTGAGGCTCGCGAACTGTGTTCCACCAACTGCACTGCGTAGCGCACCACCGAAGTTGCTGATGTCAGTGTTTGCAAGATTCTCCGCACCAGTCTTGTATGCGTTCGGGTCGAAGTTCGATGACAGGTTCAGCGCATTCGCATCACTGCGTGCCTTTCCAATGTAGTCATCAATCGCACCACGATCCGTGGATATGATAGTCTTGCCCAGGTCACCAATCGTGGATTGCGCAGCACTTCGCTTCTGCGCCAGTGTGCCGAGTGCGGCATTGTATCCTGTGTCATTCAGCGTGCCGCGCTTCCTTGCATTCTCCAACTGCGCACTGAGTGGATTGAATTGTTCATCTAGCAGTGTGCCACTGTACTGACCCGTGAGGCTATCAGGCACGGCAGTGGATGAATACGTAGGTGAGAACAGCGTGTTCAACTGATTAGCCGCACCAGTGCGCTTGCTACCTGTTATAGCATTCATGATTGTGGTGCCTAGATCAGGACTGAATGCAGCACCAGGGTTTGGATCAAGATCTTTGATCGAGTGCAGTGAGCGTTGTAGAGCAGGATCGATGTCACTAGCCAGATACTGGTTTGGATCAACACCAGCTTGCGTGAACTGCCTCAGCACGTTGGTGCGCGCATCATTGTATGCGGTATCGCGGTTACCCTGGAACGTAGTCAGTGCAGCAGCATCATCAGCAACCTTCTTTGCTGCTGCTGCATCACTTGTAGCTTTCTCACTTGCTGTGCGATCACTGATCTCCTGGTTTAGTGCATCCTGTGCACTTGGTCCAGTTGGTTGACCAGTGTATGGGTCCACCTGTTGTGTGAACACACGACCATTCACTGGATCAGTGTAAGTGATTGGTGCTGGTGGTGCATATCCACCTCCACCTCCACCACCTTTGCCTCCACCACGCAAACCAGCGAACGATAGCAGGTCGATCTGACCACCAGGAGTGAACATCACGCTTCCCTCATGTATCTGTATACCGCTCCATAGCGTGTGAAGCCCATATGCCGATAGAGTGCATCAACCCCTACGGAGCGTATGCCTGCGACATCTCCTGACTGCACCATCACTGCCTTCTTCTCATCCAGGCACCAATCCACAAACCCATGCATGAGCTTCGCACCTATCGATGCACGATTCTTCGTTCCCTCTCGCACATACCATGCCTGCTCAAGCCCAAGCAGTTCGGGACTGAAGTAGAACGGCACTACTTGCCCACACACCGCACCAACATACTCATTCTCTTCCACCGCAAGCCTGAAGTAGTAGTCAGGATGCTGCATTGAGTAGAGCATTGTGGCTCTGCAATGTCCCCAGTTGAACTCCGGTCCACTCTCTGCGAACGTGCTCAGTTTGTGCATCTCTTGTGCCAGACCCACTGCACGTGCGATGTTGCTATGAGTCAGTGGAACAGTTTCCACTTCATTTGTTCTCCAGTGCAATGAGGCGCGCACTCAACTCTTTCATCCCATTCACCAGCGCGGCTACGATAGGGTCCATGCTGACACCGAGTGATGGTTCATCACTATCGATACCACCACTGCCATCGTGCAACTCGATACCAAGCGTGCTGACTGCTTCAGGTATGGCACGCTGCACGTCCTGCGCGGAGAAGCCAACATCATGCTTGTTGTTCGCCACACGCGTGAACCGAATAGGGTTGATCTGCATGATTGCATCTAGCCCGTAGGTCAGTGGCTCGATGTCTTGCTTTGAGCGTTCATCAGACAGGTCGCTATATGCACCGTGTCCTGCTACAGGACCGACGTTGTTGAAGCACAAGTTGTCAGACTTACGCATGACCCACTCTGGTCCACTGTCCGTGACCCACTGCAACGTCCCGGTTGTGTTGTTCCAGTCCCAATACCAACCAGAACTGAACTGCATAATGCGGCCACTACCGCCATTATTCATGGCCATCGCGGTGCCTTGGGCATACACACCAGCACTGCTTGACAGATTACCTGTGACAGCAAGATTACCACCCGCATCAAGTGCTAGGATAGAAACATCGCTGGCATTCCTATAGTTTAGTGTCCCCGTTCCCCAGTTGATACGGAACCTGTAGTTATCCAAGAATGCAACGTCAGTGTATGTCGCGTTGTCAGTGATCAACTTCGATCTATCACTTGGTCCCCAATAGATTGTGCCACCACGTCCATACATGGCACCGTTTGCAAGTATTGCTCCCGTGGCAGCAACACCGCCATGGAAGTAACCAGTGCCAGATGGATCGATCTCAAACAGTTGTAGACTGGCGTTGTTGAGATATTCAAGTGTGCCATTGCTTCTGGTATAGCGCAGCTTCCAACCAGCACTGTCCCACTGCACGTATGAATAGTTCGCATCACCAGCGAACACTGATCCTGTTGCGTTGAGGAACAATCCACCACTCGTGGACAGGTTGCCATTCACGCCCAAACTGCCCGTGATCGTACCACCACTGATAGGCAGATAGTTGCCTACGAGAAACGCCTGCGACGCAATAGGCGAAATCCCCACGCCATCCACCTGAGCGGTTATCGCAGTGCCATTCCAACCGAACGCCATGGCACGACGCTCTAGCGTAGTCATGTTGTTGTACGTTATGCCATGACTGACAAGCAGTGGACCTGTCAGCGTGCCACCTGTAGTAGGCAAGAAGCCTGTAGCACCAACACGTGCGTCCACATACTGCTTCGTCACTGCGTGCAACACAGCAGTTGGATCTGCATTCAGCGTAAGGAACCCAGTAAGTGTACCACCAGTCAGTGGCAACTTGCCTGATGCTGTTGCAGCTGCAGACTCAGCAGCCGCTGCACTGCTAGCAGCCGCAGTAGCACTGTTCGCTGCTTGCACCGCATACGACTGTGCACTCTGCGTGGTCTGTGTCCAACGCGCAGGGAACGACGTGCGTTCATTGACGAACGTCATCGGCAGTGCACTGCTCGTGTGTGACTGCACACATTCCCATATGCTACTATCCACCGAGTCGATCACCGACTGACCAAACGTGTAGGCGGTTGCATTCTTCCATACACCAACCAAGTTGGGGATGGCAGTGAACATGCCGACTGTGGCATCCAGGATGTTCCAGTTCGTATTGACCTCGGTATCCCATGGGGTTTGATCGAAGTCAGGAACATAGAGCCGCAGGTTGTGTGTTACCGTCGTCATGCTCTATCTCCTGATCCCACCATGCACGTATGCTATTGAGATACTGATGAACTTCAACTTGTATCGTGTGGTGCCAAACAGGCGTAGCTTGAATAGCTTGAACTTCGTGGTCCAGGCATACAGGCGCTCGTCAGATGACCTGCGTCCACCACCATATGGTGCATCACCATACGGTGCGTTGCCATAACCACCGCTATCACCACCAGTGAACTGCATGGACAGCATCGGTGCACGTGCACCATGATACATGAAGATGTTGTCTACGTAGCCCTCAACCGTGAACTGCCCTTGGCCTTGCGTGTCAAGCCCAATGTAGCGCGTCTGTTTGATATCCATGCGATGCTTGAAGTCAGCCCACGGCAGTTCCCACTCAAACGTGATCGGTAAACCTTTGCCGTTGTTGATGTCAGGATCATGATGAAAGTCAAGTGCATCTACCGTATCTGTGAAGTCATAAGCGTATAGCTTGTTGCCACCTGCAAAGATCACATTCTGCAATGACGTGCGACACGCTGCCTGCCACTTCCATCCACGCAAGCGTGCCCATGCGGTAATCTTGAGCGCAGGGATATGCGTGTAGCTGAAGCATACGGTTTCAGTCAGCACGCCGTCAGTGAAGGTCGGCACGAACAGCATATACTTGAAGTTGCGCAGATCATAGACTGCGAACACATACTGACCAATCTGCGCGGGCGTGAGCGGCTGCACCAATGACGTGATCAGCGGATCAACCAAGTGACTCGCACGGATCGGCCTCAGCGTGTTGAACACGTTCACACGATTGATCGAGTTCACGCCCACGTTATCACTATAGAACGTATCGTCACCGACACTGATCAGGGACCTGTGCGTGAGACAACCAAACTCTTCAATGAAGCCGTCGTCAGTTGGTGTATGGACTGCTGGTGATGTACCAACCGCTGGTGCATACACACCCAGGTTGAGTGGTAACACGCCACGCTCAAACGTGACCAGCAACTTGTCACGATATGCTACCATACCCGTAATAGTCGCAGAGCCAAGAGATACACGAGGACCAAGATCAAGGGCAATAGCATCATTCGGAGGAGGATCATTGAAGAATGTTCCACTCGTGCCTTTGGCACTGATGTAGAGCGTGCTTGGTTCACTTGCTATGCCCGCGATGCATGTATACTGCGCGTGTGCGATCACAAATCTGCCAACTGGCGTATTCACACTTGAGAGTGTACCTAAATCAACCAGGAACTGCACTTGCATGTAGTTCGCACTGGTCGGATCACCACTGATGATCAGTGGCTTATCTCGACCATTGCAAATGATCAGGTCTGAGTTGAAGATGGTGAAGTTGACTTCAGTGCTACCTGCGGGCCATGGATTTGCAGCGCCTATCAGCAGTGCTGTAGCGGTGCCATCACCAGTTGTCTTGTACATGGCACCACTGGTCTGCACAGTGATCACCGTGTTGTTGAAGTAGTAACAGTTCACGATATCACTGGTATCCACCAACTCCGCAATGAATGACGTGCCAGGACGCACTGCGAGTGAGCCATCGATGTTGCGCTCGATGTTGTCCAACACCTTCGCATACTTGGGTGACATGTTGAGGTCGGTGTCGGTGACATTCAGGCCACCCTCAAAGCTCCGTACCGTGCTGATCTGCAAGTTGCTCTGTGGTTGTTCACCACGTGGGTTTAGGTTTGCACTGGTCTTAGCGAGATACATTATGTATTCCTATGCCAGCGTGGCGAGGGCTTTGATCCAGAGGGGCATTCACGGTCCAATCGCCCCGTATGCGATAAGATCGTCGATCAACGCCTTGACGTGTTCAGCCAACGCCGGAAGTGTCACCGCTCCCGTAGCGAACGCGGTTCGTGTCGCGGTGCCGGTCGCGGGCGCCCATCCATGCTGCGTTATGCCAGTCGTGCTCAGCACCGACGTCCACTTGCTGCCGTCCCACATCCACGATACGCCAGCGGCGTTGAATATCTGACCATTAGTCGGGACATTTGGGAAGTCGAGCACGGCTAAGCCTCCTTCATCACGACACGCGGCACCATCGGCTGCGGATCGTCCGCCACGGTGTGGTTGGCGCACTGCTGCTGTATCGACGCCATGAGTGGTGCCACGATGGCGTAGGGAACCGGTGCCTGGGCGATGACACGCAGCACGGTTTCCCATGTTTGCGCGTCGAGCGTGACTGCAATGCGGTCAGTGGGGGTCACGTGGAACTGTCCGTCACCAACCCGTACGCGGCGAGCGCCGTGAGTAACGACGCCAGTGCCGCGTTAGCGCCTTTAGAGCCGGTCACGACTGGTTTGGACGCGGGAGGCGACGGCGCGCTCCATACACCGATGCCAGCACTCGTTACCAATCCCCCGATCAGTTGCATCGTTCCAGCGTTGTTCAACGTCGCGAGAGAAGTGGTTCCACTGTACCAGGTAAAGAAATTACCCCCAGGTTGCGCGAACCACATCCCATCCGACTTGATGCCAATCGCGAAGTCCGGCGCTGATCCGGTCAACGCGTCATACAATACGATCTTCGTGCCAATGCTTCGTGTCGTCGTGGATGGCGGAGCGAACCCATGATTACTCAGGTTTATGGTGTTCGAAGTCGCATTGGTCATGGCCAGGGTGCCACTGGACAATGTCAGATTGCCTGAGACCGTCCCACCAGCGGTCAGCGACAACAGCGTGGTATCTGATGGATGCGCATGATCGGCGTGCGCCCATGTCAGGGCGGTGCCAATTGTCGCCGTGCCATCCATCACCGGTAGTGTCACCGAACCAGTGGGCACGGCTTGCATGGTGCTGAAATGCCATCGCGTGCCATCGAACACACCCGTTATCGGCACACCGGGTATGGCGGTCATGCTATTGGCGATGGTTGAGCCAGCGACGAATGACATGGCGGCTTGCGGTATCAGCGTAACCACGCGATTGCGCGCGTCGTTGGTCGTGGTGATCGCGGTCACGGCGGTGGTACCAAGCAGACCGATGACCGGATTTATCGGGAACTGTATCGTCGCGGCGGCGACGACGTTTATCTGTTCGCTTTCAACACTGTTGTTGCCGGATATGAGTTTAACGTCGCCCGTTCCGCCGTCGAAGATCGGATGGAATGTGGCACCGGTAATCGTATTGCCGACGATGGTATAGCGATCTGATGTTCCGGCCTGCACCCAGATACCAGTTCGCATGATCGGTGTCGCCCGGTTATCGACAATCGTGTTTCCGGTGATGGTGAAGTCCGAGACGTTGGGAAAGATCGTGATGCCATCGACAGCCGTATCGGTCGCGGGCGAGTTGCGTATCCTGTTGCCGGTAATGGTGACGCCATCACTGATGACGATCATGCCATAACCTTGCACGGTATCGACGACGTTGCCCGACACCAGCACATCGACGCCGCCGACCTCGATGCCGTGCGCGTTGGCACCACCGCCCGGCCCCACCGTGTTACCCACGATGCACACGCCCCTGCCACCGCCAGGATCGGACGACAACGGAAACGTGCCGATCTGTCCGCCGGGATTGCCGGGGAACGTATGGTTACCCCACACACGGTTGCCGATGCACTGCGAGCCGTCGCCATCGATCATGATGGCGGACGTGCCGAAACCCCAGATCGTATTGTGATCGACCATGCACGTCGTCTGGAAACAGGCGAAGATACCGTCACCCTGTTCCGTGCCCGGTGGGATACCGGTTCCCATGACGGTGTTACCGGTGGCGCGGCTATGTACGCCCGCCATGGCGATACCGCCCTTCCCGTTGCTGTTGAGTATCTGCATATGCCGGGCGATGCTGTAATCACCGCCGAACTCAAGATCGAAACACACGGTCTGATAAACCGAGTTCCCGTCGATGGTGAAATCCTCAATCGTGAAGTGACTGGCGGCGGGACCATACGCGGTAAGCACCGGGCCGGATGCGAACGCGGCGTTGCGCTTCAGGATCGTATTCCATGATGGCGCGGTCAGTGTGACATTGGGCTTGTTGATCACGATGGTGGCGGTGATGTCGTAGGTCGTGTTGGCCTGGAGCATGATCATGCCGCCACTCGCCGGTAGCGCATCATGCAATGCCTGAATGGCACTACCAGGGAGTGTCGCGGCAGGACCGGCGAGCGTGACTGGCCCATGCACCGTCCCGCCCGTCAGCGGCAGGAAACTCCCCTCCAGCGTGCTCGCGTCGATGGAGTTGGCGGACACCCACTGCGTACTGCTGCCATCATTGTATTGTATGAATAGCTGTCCGCTGTTTGAGTCCCACCACAATGGACCAAGCACATTGCCTGGTGGTGCAGCACCAATATACGCACCAGTCGGCACACCCATGGATGTGAACCGATCAACATACTGTTTCGTAGCAGCTTCAAGTGGTGCGACAGGATCAGCAATAAGGTTTAGCCGTCCTTGCATACTATCGCCACTACGCGCAACACGCTCACTGAGTGCCGTATTCAGCTTATCAGCACGCAGTGGGTTCTCACCTCTGTAGAACACAGTGTCATTCATGCCAGTGGGTCCTGATCCAGAACAAAGAAACTATCATCACCAGTGCCCATGAACTCCTGATCGTTGTAACGAGAGCGCGGATCAAGCGGCAGTGGGTTCTGTGCCAGTGCACTCTTCATCATGGTTCTGCGCTTCTGTGCCAACACCTGGAACTTGTTCACCTGTGCGGGGATCGTTCCATCATCAACACAGTACATCCAGCATGCATCATATTGCAGCAACAACCCATCCAGGTATAACTGATCGGTCATGGCAAAGGGCATCACAGGACGCTGCAAACCAAGGATCACAACGCTACCAGCACTACTCTGTGGAAAGACCCTAATTGGTCTGTTGGGGGTGCTATAACTGGGCACCATATACATTGCTCGTGTGCCACCAGTGATCGTGAACGGGTTGATCGACTGTGGTAACTCCATAACTTTCTTGTTCGATCCTCCAGGCCACACAGTCTGTATGTCAGCATAATCGCTGATCGGACCAAGCGGACCAATAACGTCCGCAGTCAACATGCCTGTGCTACCATCCAGAGGCACTTCTACATACGCAAGGTAATTGGGCCAGAAGAAGTCATCAAACTCCATCTGGAATGCATCCTGCACATGTTGCAGAATGCGTCCGCTTGCGTATATCTGCGTAGCCACGCCAGGAACCTGTGACAATTCATTGATCACCGCATTCACAATGCTCGATACAGTCACAGGCATATCGTTCTCCTACATGATTGACGACGCACTGAGGAGGCGGGCCTCAATGCGTCGTCTCTCACTCAACAAGCATGGGGGGAAACTAAGCCGCTGCTTGTCGAAGCCCGTGCAAACCACCATTGTTGCTGGTGTTCACATCATTCACCATGTTGAATGCGGCACTGATGATATTCGTGCCATTCATCGTGGTGGTGGTCGTATACACACCGCGTGGATCGTTTGTCGCGTTCGTCTGTGGATCAACCAGACTAGGACCAACCAACGTGCCAGCAGCAGCAACCACACCGTTGCCTATCTCGTATACGCACCTGATCGCCTTATACGGCAAACCCAACTTAACACTCGTGCCGATGCTGAGTGTCGTTGCCGCAGCCGTAATGATGGCAGAAGCAAACGACTTGAACGCCTTGTTCCCAATCACTGGTGTTGCGCCATTCAGCGTAAGTGCTTCAGCAATAGGCTGACCCAGATAATCCCAACCAAGGATGGTAACCACGGTTGCGTTCGCACCACTCGCTGCGATCTGGATACAACGTCCCCATGCATCAGGAATAGCAGCGACACCGCTCAGGTCAATCGATGTGATGCCTGTCATGCTGCCAGCATTGAGGATGCTGGTAGTCACAGCAGCCAGCGGTGCACCAAAGTTGACACGTGTCTCGCCATTGTAGTTCACATCCGCACTGTATGCCATCGAGGGGCAATACGTGTTGATCCGACGCGGGAAGTTCGTCGGTGTAGCCATCAAGTTGGGCATTACTCAATCTCCTGTCCACTGAGTGTTGCAAGACCACCAGTACTACGCGCACGTGGTCTGTTATTCTGCGAACGCTCCACGATCTCCTTTGGTGTCAGTGCGATATCAGCAGGCACCTCTT